AGGGTCGCTCCAAAGGCTCATGCTGGGGGATAGCATCCTTGCCGGGGAATACCGTCTTGGTCCTTGGGTTTGCCTTGACCTGCGAGCGGTATGCCTCAAAGTACTCCCACATCTTTTCGGGGGTTTCGATGTACTTGCCGTTGCCCTTGCTGGTTCCCATCAGTATTCAATTTTGTCGATTAGGTCGCTAATCTTGTTTACGATTTTCATTTTCACTTCGTACTGGTTCGGGGCATTGGACTCATCCACCGCTCCGATACAGTCGCACAGGGTTGTAATGACCATCATCAGCGAGTCCATCCGAGCCTGCACTTGGGCTTCGTCATCCTTCGCCTTCGAGTTCGCCAAGTTCTCGGAGTTTATTTCTGCTCCATGATAAAGCCGACTTGCCGCCCCAAAGGAGGTAACTGATGTAACCGCAGTCCGAGGTATCGTCAGCGTTGTCGTAGTAGGTTTCTGCACGGGACAGATAGGAGTGCATCCGCTTGATGGTTTCGACCGAGATGGCTTCCCCGTTGGCGAGTTGCTGCGCCCTGACCTTACCTGTTTGAGTAGCACACTTGTTGCCGTTCCTTTCGTTGAGTTCTATCCCTCGCTTGGCATTGGCCCGAATCTCTTGGCCGTAGTCGGAGTATGACTCAAACTGTTGCCTCTTGTGATTCTCCCACGTTGAGCCACAAACCGCAAGCCGTTGAGCCGTATCCGGGAACTCCGCATTGGTTTGGTTATTGCTCATGCAGCGACCGATGAAGCCTTCTTTGCTTTCGTTATTGTTCGGGATTGGCAGGGGCATTGCTTAGTGGGATTGTAACGGTGTTTTGGTTGGCTTCGGCAAACAAGTCCGCTTGCAGGTAAATGTATTGGAGGGCTGATTTTACGCAGTCGGCACACCACCAATTTGTGGGCGGTCGTCCGTGAGCGGTCAAGATGGCTTGCAGTTCACCAACCGCATCGGGTGGCAGTCGCATGGTTAGGGATGCCACATATTGGTCCCAATACTTCCTGTGCTTTTGGGCCACGATGAATTGGTCGTTGGTCATTTGAAGGTCCATTCCCGAATGATTATTGCGGTGGCAGATGAGGCAAGGCCGAGGATTGGGGCCAAGTACCATTGGCAGGTTGGCAGGGTCAGCAACACCCCAAGCCAAAAGCCAAAGCAGGTCATGCAGGAAAAAGGTTTCCGCTTGGCAAATGGCAAAGCGTAGAACCATCCCGGCAGGACTCGAAACTCCACGACCGCAAGGGTCGCAAGCGCACTAATCAGGATTGGAAAAACCAGTATATCCATTGGCTTCGATTGCGGTTTTGATTTTGGCCTTGGCCTGCTCGATGGAGTAAATGATGGACCTATAAGGGATGCCCGTTTCCCGGCTCATGGCCTTCATATTGCCTGTTTGCATCAGCAGGTTCAGCAGTTCTTTGTCGTACGGGAATGCCCCGTCCTTGGCCCAAGAGTCCATCTCTTGCTGGGCAATAGCCCAAAGGTCATCGAGCAGGGAATCGTAGTCCTTGCTTAGTTCTTGGGTTTCGGGATCTACTTCGACCCGCTCGTCATGGTGTCGGTACTTCTTGGCAAACTGGTTGTTGTTGCCCCGGTACAGGTTCATGATCAGGCGAACGATGTAGAAGCGCAGGTATCCCTGCACCTGCATCTTGGCAATCTTGTCGGGGTCTTTTTCGAGCAGAATGAGGACGACCTCTTGCTCGAGGTCCTTCCAAAGCGGATTGCCCCCCGTTATGGTGAGGCAAGCCTTGCGGATTTCTCCGCTTCTATAAAGGTCAAGGATGGTAGCCTCTGCGTTCACTCACGCAAAGATGGAAGGGGTTCTCGCTAATGTTGCAAAAAATCTCGTGTTCTGTTCAAAACTTGTGTACGCAGAAACTTGATGTCCGGCCTTGCTCTCATGTTTATCGCAAGGATTTCGAGGTTGTGCATGACCGTTGCGTGGTTCCTCTTGATGATTCGCCCGATTTGGCAGTAGGTGTAGAGGTACTCGGAGTAGGCGATGTCGGCAAAGATTGAACGAGCCAGCACCAGTTCTTGGGTCTTGACTTCGCTCAAGATGTCGTCCGGGCTGACTCCGACGACCTCTGCGGTATATCCGAGGATGGTGCGTGAGATTAGGTCCATGGTTAGAACGGGTTTGGTGGCAGCGGCATCCAATGGCTGACTTCGGTTAGGAACCACGTTTGATGCTCGTAGTACCATCGTCCATCCCCCAGCCATGCGTAGGCTTGGTTCATGTCGGTCGTGAATATCAGGACAGGCTCGTAAGGTGTCGGCATACGGTCCAAGCATTTAATCCATTCCATGTCAGGCGTTTTTGGCTTGAAGGATTCGACCGAGCAGGGTCCAGTTGACGGACCAAGCCTTGATGGTTTCGGATTTGTCGGGGCGGTTGCAGTTGACGCAAGCCTTGCGGATGTGAATCTGCCAGCGTCGGAAATCGGTTGGTGTGGTTTTCATGGGTTTGGGGTTTGGTTGGTAAGGTTATAGGCTGACGCTGGGGGAGGTTTTGTCAGCGTGTAGGCTGACGGATTTATCATTCATTATATGCGATAAAGGTGCTTATTGATGGATTACTCATTCATTGTATGCTCTTGCATATTAAACGTGGGTTCGGGTTTCCGAATCCCAAATGGCACTCCATTTGAAGTCCTTCCAGTTATCCTTCCATAAAAGTTTAAACTTTTCTTTGATTTTTGCTTCAAAACTTCTTGCCTCTTCCAAGGTGTCAAAGTCCTCCTCAAAATCATTCATCCCACCAAAGGGATAATAGCAATCACCTGCAAATACTAAAAATCGTTTCATAAGTTTGGGTTTTATATGGGACAATTTGCGAGGTTTTGGGTAATTTATGACAGGTTATAGGCTGACGATTGGGGAGGTTTGGTAAGACCAGAGGCTGACGATTATACCCGATTGAGTATAAACAAATATACACACTTATTCAACGAATGTAATTACTATTCATTTTTTGAATTTATCTAAATCTTTGACTGGAAGGTTCCAGCAATCTGCCTTAAAAATCCATCCATTACCACTAATATCGGGGCTTCCTTTTTCATTAAATTGAGCGTTATTGAAAAAATCATCCTTTGATTTATAGCCCAATAAAAACCCGGTTCGCATATCTTCTAAGACCCTAACAAAAAAATAGAAATCGCATTCTTGGTTGATATTATGGTTTGAAATGCTGCATAAAAAACGCCCTTGAGGATAAAATCTTGTCCTTTTGGTTTTTATTTCAACCTTAAATTCATTGATTATTAGGTCGTAATGATATATATCTTGTCCAATAATTTTGTTATTTACGTCAAAACCTTTGTTTTTGTAATAATCAAAAACAATTATTTCACCAATAGCCCCATATTTATTTCCTTCTCCTTTTGTAAACGACCCACTAAGTTTATCAAAAGAATACAATTCCTTGGCTCTTGCCCTTTGTTCGTTTGTGATTGGGACAATTATCATGTTTTCATAATTAAGTTTTGAAAATCCTCAACGCTTCGGATGACCTCGTACCTGTACCCTGCCTCTTGAACAACTTCCTGCCACCACTTTTGGGACAGGGACTGCTTGCCTTTCTCCGCTTTAAACTCCAAGAAGATGGCTCCTTTGTTGGATAGGTAGGTCATGTCTGCAACCCCAGCCGTCAATCCAATCCCCTTTAGAAAATGACCGTTCGTTCGGCTTCGTGGGTTGTTGAGGTTCAGAAACAACCGTCCTTCTTCGTGGGGCTTTAGGAGTTTGAACAACTTGACGCAGGCTGCTTGCAGGGTGTATTCGGGGGTCATAGCGGATATTCGTTGGCTTTGGTGTAAGGCAGTTGGCATTGGACTTGGGCGATTCCAAGGCTTCCGTTCCTATTCTTTCGGAAGATGACCTCCATAAGGTCCTGCTCTGCGCTCTTATCGTGTTCGTAGGGGCGATAGACAAAGGCGATTTTGTCGGCATCGAACTCCAGTTGCCCGGTTTCCCGAAGGTCGGACATGATAGGACGATGGTCGGCCCTGCCTTCGGTTGCCCTTGAAAGCGAAGAAACCACGACCCCGAACACCTTCTGCCTCTTGCAGATTGCTTTGAGTTGCTTGGAAATGTTGGTCATCTGCTCGATCTTGGGCTTGGGCTTATCAATCTTCGCAGGTTCTACGAGTTGCAGGTAGTCAAGGTAGAAACCAACGATTCCGAACTTGGCCTTGAGTTTAGCGATTTCCCCCTCGATGCGGTCAAGGTTTGCTTGGTGCAGGTCCACGATATACAGTGGCTTGCCTTTGAGTTGGTCGGCTTTTTGTGCCAAGGTCAGGAACTGCTCGGTAGTGATTCGCTCGTCGGGCTTTAGGAATGCTGCCCCGTCCATCGTTCCGAGGTTGGAAAGCATACGCTGGGTCAGTTGGTCTGCACTCATCTCCATCGTGAAGAACACGACGGGGATTTCGGCCATGGCTTGGTTCATGGCTATTTGGAGTGCAAGCAGGGTCTTGCCCATTGCAGGCCTACCACCTACGAGGATGAACTCGGATGGCTTGAACCCAGTGCAGATGTTGTCGAGCGGTCGGATGAAGGTTTGGTAGATTTGGTCCTTGCGTCTTCCTTCCCGGACCTCGTTCATGTTGGCAAGAAAGTCCTTTGCCAGTTCATGGGCTAAGGATTCGGAGGCGTTGGATTCAACGGCTTGAATGGATTGGTAGCGTTGGAAGGCTTTGGGTATGTCCCGGTCATGGGCGAGTTCTTCCATGATTCTCGCTTCTTCACGCTCCTTCCAAAGGTCGTGCAGGTCGGATGCGTAGGTCTTCCAGTTGCTGACAAGCCCTGCTTCAGGGTCGATACCTTCAAGTAGGACATGGGCTTGGCCTTGGTCGGCAAGGTGTTTGTAGACGGTAACGATGTCCACCTCTCGCTCTGCTTTGTGGAGGGATTCAATAGCCCGGTAGAGCAGGACATTGTTGCCTGTGAATAGGCGTTCCGGGATTTGGGTTAGGAGGACGGTTCGGTTTACGAACTTGTCCATAAGGCAGCCGAGTAACTTTCGTTCAGCGGACAACTGGTAAGGGTTCATCATCGGAGTTTAGGTTTGAGTAGGCGAAGTTAGGGGTACGCTGGATGGCTTGGTCCTCCCATCTTTTGCCGTTGAGGTAGGTGGAAGGATGCGGAACGAATTGTGCAGGGGTTTCCGAGTAAAGGCGTTGAATGTTGCTGACTGCCAGTTCTTGCTCGGTCTTGGTTAGACGTAGGAATGAACGCTTGGCTCTTGCCTTGTCGGTCTTGCGTGGGAATGTTGTCCAAAATTGGTCAAACCTTTGGTCATTCTCATTCTCCTTTCCATTGTCCTTTTCATTCTCCTTTTCATTTACATTCTCATTATCATTTCCATTATCATTATACATTAGGTTAGGGGATGGTTCGGGTATGGTTAGGTCTTGGTTAGCCTTTGGTTTCCCACCACGCAAACCTGCTTCGTATTTACGCTGATTAGCAGCGATTTGTGGTTTTATGGCCTCCCATACTGCCTGTGAGTAACGCGTGAGTTCAGGCTCAACTTGGTCAAGTGCGTACGCAATTATTGCGTGATAGACCTCCAATTGCTCACTTGCTTCAAGGTGCTGGATGCTGCGTTGGAAGGAGCGGTAAAAGACGAATGAATCTCTCATAAGGGTAAAAAAAAACCCCGACTGATTGCAGCAGCCGGGGCAGGGGTTAGAGAATGAACCCTTTATCGGTAGCACCATTTGGCTGCAATTACAAATGGGCTATGTATGTAAATGTATGTTGGGTGCAAATTTACACTAAAAAGGCATATCACCGTCTTGGGGTGCAAAACTTCCACCGCTGGTCTGCTGCTGGATTGGCTCTACTTTACCGCTGATAAATCGCTTGCCGTTGGATTCCTTGACCCACCCGGATAGGCGCATCTTGGTTCCATCGGGGAGAACCACATCGCCCCTGTAATCTGGGCGTTTCGGGTTGTCTCCTTTGTCGTTGACAAAAAGAGTGAATGTGTTGGGTTGTGGGGTGTAACTCATGGGTGGGGGTTGTAAATGGTTGGGGTTGGGGTTTCGAGTTTGTGATAGTACGATTTGGTTACTCCGACATAGCCGGAATTTAGGAGGTCGTGCAGCACCCGG